CTTTTAGCTACCAAACACTCTAACCCACCTGTCTTTAGCAGGTGGTTGTTTAGTGTATTACTTACTTTATCTGTCATTTACTCGCTCATTTCCTACCTGTCAGAATCTGAAAAGATAAAAAATAAAATTATCAAGTCAATATTTAAAGTGCCAGTGTGGTCTGATCTACGTTCTTTTGGAGAACAACCAATAGCAAAGTTTTCATACATTGCTCTTATTATGATCCCGGCTTTAGCCTATATAGCTTCAATAAATATTCCTTGGTTAAATCTTCCAATATTACCGCTTCCACTGAATTTGAAATTAACTTATTTTGCATCTTGGTTTCTTGCTGTATCGCTGATAATTTTTGCAATTGCTTGTCCTAAACATGTAAAACAAAAATCTTTGTCAAAAAATATACAACCAATAAACATTATGCTTAATAATGTAGAAAACCCTAATATTAAACTTGATACAGATGAGGATTTAATTATTCCAAGTATAGATAAGGAACTTCCTCTTATTCGTGCACTTTGTTTTATGTTTTTTGTACTAAGTATGATACTTGCTATAGTTATTTTATTTCGTAGCGCAATACTTGTGCTAAATGCCTAACTTATCGCTCAAAGCTAACCACCTACTGTTGGTTTTTTTCTTCTTCAGTTTCCTTCAATGTTTCATTAATCCCACGTCTCATCATTTCACAAGCCGTGCGTTTGAGGTTCGGCTGTCCTGCGTTTCTGCCTGTTTCGCTAATCCAATCATTTGCCTTGGCAATTTCTTCCAGCTTCGGCACGTCCTCAAGCGGTATCCAGAGCTTTAACGGTTTATGCGTTTGGCTCATTCGCTCTTGAAATTCTTGCTGTTTTTTACGGTTGGTTTCTTTTGTTCCTGGCATTGTTAAAGAGTAATACAAACCTAGAGATTAGCGAACACTGTATAAATGGACATATTGCGAGATGCGCAGGCGAAATGCTAGCTTAAAGTATTAGCTCTAACACTTAAGGAGGCACTATAACCAAATTGGAAGAATGAAATCTTAAACAAAGGCGGCAGACTGCCCCAAGTCCGCCAAGATTCACGGCAGTCTGCCTAACTTCACTCCCCCGCAGGAGAACGATAGCTATGGAAAATAATAGCACACGGGCATCTATGCCTGATAGAAAGGAATACCTACGCGCCTTGAAGCGTATCAATCGCCGTTTACGTAACGCAATTGAAGCCCAACACAAGCAACTACGTATCACGTTTTACAACCAACACAAAGATGACGCAGGTTTTGTCATCTGCCCTGTCACAGGCAAACGCCTACGCTTTAATGAATTGAGCGTGGATCACGTCATCCCCTTTTGGCAATTACGTAACCAATGGTTACGCCTTCGCGGTATCCCGATTCGTAGCACCCGCAAAATCACTACAGAAGAAATTTTAGATTGGCAACGCTGGCATGAAGCACACGCACAACTGCGGGTGATGGATAAGGCAACGAATAAGGCGATGGGCGAGCAATGGTATGGACAACTGGAGTTGACGGCAGCTTGAGTGTCCAGTCTGTTAAATCGTATTTATCGAACTCGGCGAGCTGCTGTCGTAAAAGTGCTTGGCGGTGACTTCTTTGACCACTTTGACATCCCCAGAGACATTGAGATTGCCTTTTATCTCTACATTGCCCTCTAGCACAATGCTGGGGGCTTTGACGGTGGCTTTTTCGCCAGCCGTGGTGGTGATCGCTTTGCCAGCATTGACTGTGGCATTGTCGGTGACATCTACCCGCAAATCACGCTGCACCACCAGCATTGCATCGCGCATCACAGTGGCTTGTAAATCCCCTGTTGCTACGTCATAGCTAACGCTACCACCATCAGGCCAGTTGATTTCGGTTTTGTGTGGGCTATTGTAGTGGTGTCGAATGACCGTGCCGTCTGAAAACGCTATTTCAAACAGGTGCGAGTTGCCGCCTTCGTCATAGACGTACTTCATCACCGTACCGTCTGCCATCGTTTCAGAGCGGGTATGTGTGCCGCCTGCTTCGTTCCAGTGATATTTATCGTTGTAGCCGTCGGGAAAATCCCAGTTACGCAAGTGTTGTTGTGCCGCTTCATCCCATTGCAGGGTGTAGCTGATACCGTCGCCCATTGCCAGCGTTTCTATGTGGTTCTGTGCGGCTTCGTCCCATAGATAATTCCATACACGTCCATCGGGCCACGTCCAATTTTGATGATGGGTTTGATTGGCTTCATGCCATTGCCATGTGTAGCTGAGTCCGTCGCCTTCAGTGCGGGTTTCTATATGGTTCGGTACGCTTTCATCCCATAGATAATTCCATGTGCGCCCGTTTTCCCATGTCCAGTTTTGCCTATGGGTTTGCGGATTTTCTTGCCAGTCATAAGTGTAACTGGTTTTGTCCGCGTGGATGTGGTTGTGCGTGTGGATGAGGTTTTCGTAATCGTAGGTGTAGGCATCCAGCATCGCGCTGTCGGGAAAGGTCCAATGCCGATAGTGAATTTTTATATCTTCATCGTGGATGAAGTAAAACTGTGTGCCACCGTGGTAGTCGAACTGGTGAAAATGGCGGGACGGCACATCTGTTTTATCTGAATTGGTTTCTTTATGGCGTGGTGTACGATCTTCGCGGTTGTCCTCGAACCACAGTTGCTCTCGTGTGCCGTCGGGAAATTGGCGTTGTTCACGGTGTAGGTAACGGTCGTATTCCCACAGGTAGTTATCTTTGTAACAGCGACGGTGTACGGTTTCTCGCCAAGGGCGTTTGTCGTGTGATTGATCATCAATGCCAGGTGGTGGACGTGCGCCATCATAAGGCACAGCACCGATAATAAAGGATTGCATGGGATCGCCAGAGAGGCATAATACCAATACCTGCTCATCAACCTCGTATGCCCAGTATTCATAATCGTTAAAGCTCCGAGGGTAGAGTTGTGGTATCCAGTAAGTTTTGTGATCGCCAATCTCAACGCGGTAGAGTGCGCCGCGATAGTCGCCATTATGGTCTTTGTTGTGCCAGTAGCGCAATTCGTTGTCAGGGTGCGCTTGCCCCAGTTGGTTTTCGTCGTATCGGGCTTCTTTAATGCGCCCAATACGAATCGCATTCTCAGTTTTGCGCTCGTTTTCTTTGGCGACGTAGATAGGGGTGTTTTTTTGGTTGATGCCCATTAGATTTTTTCATCCCTAACGACTCAACCGCATATATACCCCACCCAACCAACGCACGGCTAAGTAATAGGCTTTGGCATATTTAAAACCCACTTCACGCATCATGTTGAGAAACAGTTGGTCAGCTTGGCGACGTGAGTAGGGGGATTGATGCAGGTGGCGGTAAAGCAGATCGTGGATCAGGGTGGGGTAATAAAGTTGCGGCTCGCCATCTTCAAATAGTCGGCTAAGATCCGAACCAAACGTGTCGTGCACAATATAACCATCCCATGTGCCATACACTTTATTTTTAATGCGAAACTTCGGACTGGCTCCGTCCCAGGTATACCCCGCAAACACGGTAATGCATCCGTCGGGGTGAATCTCAGCCACTACCTTGCCGTTTGCGTCCTTGAAGCTGTGAAAACCCTTGACCGAGATGCCTGTTTCTAAGGTGTAATCGTGTTCTAAGGTAAATAAGAGCAAGTGGTTCATGACAAATGTGGGTAGTGGTTGGCAACCTGGTCAAAATTTGCGGTGTAGTCAGGGCTGGCAGTAAAATCTGTGGGGAAGTTAAGACGTTCTAGGAGATAGCAATACTCCAATTTTGCTTGCAGCACAGGCACGATGCCTGTGTCGCCTTGATACATCAAATCTTTGCCCCCCACGGCTTTGAATTTCGCTTGTACAGCTATTTCACCGGGTTGGGTCTCTTTTGCTTTGGGTTTTATATCTAAGGGTTCTACAAAGAATGCGAGCACCAAGGGCAGGATGTCTAGCGGCGTGTTGGCTTCTTGAGTCATGATCCGCACTTCCATATCGCCTTCAATTTGCGCCACCGCTCGCCATAGACCATCATCTGTCCAGCCAACAGGCTCGATTAAGCTATAGTGTGGAAATAGTACAGTGAAATGCGAGGATTGCCAGCCATCGCCAACGGCTTCGGGCATGACGACATTGGCAATGCGGGAAAATTCTTCAGACAAGGTTTCGCGTAACATCAGCGCACTGCCAGCACAATTTTCATTTCTTCGGGATACTCCACACCATTGACGGTGTAGGTGTGTTCGTCCACCGTGACCTGATCCTCATTGACAGGCTGATAGCCTTTCATCAAATCCACCGCCAGTGTTACTTCGTGATGTTTGCCTGTCAGCTTGCGGTTATAGCTAGCCGCTGGGGACTCCAAGGCATTCGGCACGAAAAAGCATTTGCTGTTGATGGGTTTAAGTTCAGTTTTTTGGGGAATGACTAGGATGCTCACCCCTTCCCGTTCAAGCAAGCGGTTAAAGTCTGTACGGGCTTGACGGAGAAGGAGTTCGCTCATTTAGTCAGCACCAGCGGTGACATCGGCATTGATGCCTTCTAGCTGCCAATTAGCCGCTTTGAAGATGATTTCTTCACCTGTGCTTTGGCGAATACGAAATACATCAGAGCGGATTGCTTCTTCACGATACGATTCCATCGTGTACCAGCCGCCGTCTTCTTCCCAAACAAAGGTACGTCCCCAGCAAGGTTCAGTTAAATCCTTGCCGCCGTTGCTTAAACGCATCAAATGTGCGGTGTCATCGCTCCAAATCGTGCCGCCCTTAAAGTCTTTACCTTTGGGGGCTTCGTCTTTAATGGCATCGCCAATCAAGACGTTTTCAATGTCCAAATACTTAGCAACAATGTGTTTTTGCACATCAATAGGTTTTAAAAATAAAGACACTTCAATGCTTAGGCGCTCTTTTAAGTCCTTACATTCCAGCACGTTGTAAAATTGTTCGTAAGACAGCACGATGGCATTGGCACGTAAGCCATACTTGAGCAACATTTCACGCTTGGCTTGTTTAACATCTTCACGCGGATTACTGTTATCACGGTCATTCCAAGTCACCTTAATAGCACTTTTGCCGGGGGCGTTATTGCTGTTTTGCACTTGTTTTTGTACACGAATCTCATGATTGCGTAACAGCACCCCCGTAGCCCGTTCAGTAGCGACTTCATCGGCATCAAGATGCTTTTTATAGAGCTTACGCTCACGGTCATCAATCGGCTCTTCCGTGCCGTCTTCTGCACAGGAATAGCTTTTGAAATCGAATTTGTAATCGCCACGGCTATAGCCAGAACGAGGCGCACGGCGAGTGCTACGGTCTTTGAACATTTCCTTCAGCGGGATATAGGGAAATTCCGCAGATTGTTCTACCGCTTCCCAAATCGGCATAATAGCGAGGCCCACGTAGCCATTATGCGCAGAAACATCCGCATGTTCTTTGGCTAAAATCGCTAATTCAGGGCGGGGTACAGCAACCCCGTGAGCTGGTGTAGGCATATCCTTGTCCTTTTAACTGATGTTACGCAGTCGCTTCTTTTTTGCCATTGAAAACCGAATCAACGGCAAAAAAACCGTCACTGCTCCACGCCTAACTGGGTTTGTGCGTACTGGATTGACGAATTTTGTCCATTTAACGCACGCACCGCGTAAGGTGAGCTTTTAAATGTTGCCAGCATCCTTGCCAGCATTCACAAGCACAGAGCTTGTTAGTAATACATAATCTCGATGATCTGCCCTTGGCTTTCAGCCGCTTCTAGGCTAACGGCCTTCAATTCGGCATTGGTGTTGGTATCACCCACTTGACCATTAGTGGCGGCAAACAACTCCGTGCCTGCGGGTATTGCTTTGGCAGCAATGGCTTCAACCGTGCCATCGCCATTGTTCATGCGTCCTGCCACCACTTCACCTTCTGTCGCATCCACCAGCACATGACCGTGCCCTCTCGCGTTGGCAGGCGCTAACTCGATTTCAATCGGGTCGGTGGTCGAGCCTGTAACGACGCGAAAACGCGATCCCTGTGGCATATTCACTTTGGCGGTGAAGGTGTGTTGTTTAGTATCAACCCAAGGCATCGTTCAATCTCCCACTTAAGCAGCTTGGTTTTGTAACCAAGCTTTGTGAATGTCAGGGTGTTTGTCGGCAACCGCTTTAATTGCTTGACCTTTCGTGCAGTTATTAGCCTGCATATGCTGCTCAACCAAGCCCCAAAAATCGCTATTGCCTGTTGGCTGCACATGAGTGGGTAAGGTGGGTTCAGGCCCTTGCGCAGAAAACTGACCACGCAGTTGAATCAAACGGTTTTGTGCGGTGGCTACATCCACACTTTCATCACCCAACAACTCTGCTTGCAGTGCTTGGTAGTGCTCGGCATACCGTGCGTCTGCAGGTGAAGTGAATAAAGCAAATAAGCCTTTAATGTCTTGCTTACGTTGTACTTCGGCTTCACGCTCGGCTTGATGCTCTGCGTGGGTTTGCTCGATGCTGGCTTGTAAGCTTGTTTGCATGGCTTCTAAGCGAGTATTAAAAGTTTCCAGCATTTGCTGTTGATTGGCTTGAATAGCGCCAACGGTTTCAGCCAGAGCTGTTGTGGCGTTTGTCAATTGGGATAATTGCTGTTCGAAATCCATACTACTTCCTTGCAGTTGGTTAATAACATCCTCAATGGTGGCCATGCCGTCTACCATATGAAGCGCTTTTTTTCCGACAAAGACACCGCCTTGCCCGAAGCTTTGAGCCACTTGGCTGGGAGAAAGGCCGCGATACGCCGCAATATCTTCAATAAAAACGGCTTCTAAATCGTCCAGCACCGTTTGTATTTGCTGCGTACCCTCATCGGTATCAGGCGTGGCATTTTTGTGGGGCGCATTTTGGCTGGTTAAGACCACCTCTTCGCCTGCGTCCATCACATAACGCTGCATCACGCCAATGGAGCCGACAATGCTGGTCGGTTCAATAAAAATACTGTTGGCAGCAGAGGCTAACCAGTACGCTCCCGAGCAACACATACCCGACACATGTGCCACCACAGGTTTGTGTTGGCTAGCCGCTCGAATGTGTTTGGCTAAATCCTGTATGCCACCCACTTCACCGCCTGGGCTATCAATGCTGAGCAAAATGCTGTGGACATCGGGATTAGCCAGGACGGTTTGTAAATCCAGCGCTATGAGCTGGGCATTGGGCGAATCAAACCACCACGCCATCATCTCATCACCCAGAATCACGCCTTTCATGGCAATGATGGCCACACCGCCCCGCACACGGACATCGTAAGTACGCTTCAAACGTTCCCCACGGAAACGCTCTACCGCTTCAGGCGGTATCGTAATTTTGGTTTTGGCTTCGTAATCAGGCAAGTGTTCTGCGTTAAGGGCTAAGACGGCGCTCATAGGTTTGTTTCAGTTTGAGTTTGCTGCATCTTAGCAAGGCGAAAAATACGGTGATGTGTCCGTTTTTTATAGCCAATCGCTTAGGGCGATTGGCTAAAGGGTTTCCATTATCAAAAACGACGGTTGAGTGGTTTATGCTTCTGGAGTGCTTATTACCTATGAGATATAAACTATGAATGACGAGCAACTGGTAAAAGCGGCTAATGGGTTAGCCAGAAGGTTTTACAAAATGATGGGCTATGAAGTGGGCGCTGATTATTTGTTTTATAACGCAACGCATCCGCAAGAAAAGCTGTGTTGGGATATGGCCGTTGAAGCCTTTGAAGCACTACGAGATACAGATATTGAAGATGCTTTAGCGAATATGCGAGATGAGCAAGCTTCTTAATCATTCCCGCGAAAAACGCGGGAACAAACCAAACCCCTAAGCCACCCACGTATAGCTTTGGCAATACCACTGAGCACCCAGCTCTTTATTAGCTTGCTTATCCATAATGCGTAATTGGGCGTGTTGGTGATGCCAGCGTTGCCAGTCTTGCAATTCTTCAGTGGTGATTTTGCGATCTTTGCGGATAGGGATATTGCGCAGGCGTAACCACTGATTGCGTAGCTGCCAGAAAGGAATGATGTGATCCACGCTGAGTTGCTCAAATCGGATGCGCTTACCTGTGACGGGACATTGCACAAAACCTTTTGGGTCTTTATGTGCTTCATAATATTCACGGCGCAAGCGTTTATGTTCGCCTTCCAAACCTTTGCGCAGGCGTTTATTGATGCGGGATAGCGCACTGATGATGTGTTGCTCTTCAAGAGGGGTTCGCGCAGGGGCGACTGTGCTATTATTCTCCATAGCTTATGTTCTCCTTCGGGGGAGTGAGTTAGGCTGACTGCCCTCGAACCGCCAAGAACGCTGGCAGTCAGCCGCCTTTTGTACCGCTTAGATATCCACTTTTTCTATAAATCTCCTTGAGTTTGTGCAAACTTTTTCAAAGTTACACAAAACCCTATCCAATAGCAATCCTGTATAAATGAACAGCATTTGTTTTTTTTTGTACTGAGTTAGACTTAACTCATGTCTGATGAACTTGAACCAAGCATAAAAAAACAACGTGATTTTGCCGCGCGCAAGCGGGAAAACCATAGAGACTTTCGGCTTTGGATTAAACTTTCCGATTTAGAAAAAATAGAGCGTTATGCTGTAAAAAACGGCTGGTTAAATGAGACAGGGCGTAATACAGGCAAACCCAACCTACAGAAAACTGTTTCTGCGATTCTTAAGAAAGGGTTGGAGCAGATAGAGGATGAGGTTTGATTTTTTAATTCTAGTTATATGTTGAAAATAGGTGGATAAATGGCTAATCGAAGAAGTCTTCACAAGACTGATCTTAATCAAGATAAATTCAATATATTAGTCCGTTTCATGATTGTTGCAGCTGAAAAAAAGCGTTTTGTTGAATATAACGAATTAAATAAAGTATTTGGAATTCCACTTGAAGACCTTAGAGATTATGCTGGTGTTTTGGGAGATTATTGTCATACAGAAGGGCTTCCTTATTTGAACTGTCTCATAATAAACACCACAGAAGGAATGCCGGGTGATGATTTTTTCACATGGGCAGAAGACTCAGATACTAAAAGATGGGGAGAATATGTTTCTGAATGTTTTTCCCATTATCACATTCCTATAAGTAATTCGGTTAGATTTCAAAATACATCAGGAATTAATGCCAGCATTGAGCAATTTCTGAATGATTAAAACACATAACTTGTCGCTCAAGGGCGACTACCCGCCGTCGGGCTTTTTCGGTTTGTTTTTAGGGCTGTGGCGGCGGGTGTCGGCTTAGTCGCATGACGCTATCGCTTATGCGACCTACGCGAGCTACAGAAAACTGTTTCTGCGATTCTTAAGAAAGGGTTGGAGCAGATAGAAGATGAGGTTTGATTTGAAAATCTTGTTTAGACCGCAATGTTGCCGTGTTTGTTTGACATGTTTTTTTGAGATTTAGTTGCAACATTCTGTGTTTATTAAAAACTTATTAAATGCAGTTATTTTTTTGAAATCTGTTAGACCGCATTTGTGCGGTCTAATTCTAGTTAGACAAAAATACCTTGGTAAAATGCACTTATGATACAAAAACTCTCTACTCTTTTTACGATTCTTAAGCAAAATATGTTAAGGCTAAAGCCTATATATATTTTTTTTCGTGAATTAGGTGTTTTTATTACTGTTATTACAGTATTTGGGTATCTTTTTTACCAAGAGGGTAGTCAATATCTTTTTCATACTTTACGTGCAAACTATTATCAATCGACACAAAAATATTCACATGCTTTATCAGACTACAGAAGAGCTTCTTCTTTTGCTGAAACATCTGGAAATATATCAAACATAATAAGCGCATATAAAAAAATTCTTAACGTGTATGAAGTTACAAATTTAGATATGAGTTCTTTCGCATATAAGTATTTAATTGGTCGATTATATGAATATTCAGATGATAAGCTAAATGCTAGTATTTACTATAAACAGTTAAATGGGCAATCAGCAGAACTCTTAAGAAAAGTAGAAGTAAACTCTGATGTTTTAATTCAAGATGAATATACAGAGTTTGTTGAATATATATCTGAGACAGAATTATCAAAACTATATACAGAAATAGCATATTTCTTTGAGCAACAAGCTGACTGCTCATTTATGGAAAAAACCGCAGACGAATTGAATAAAACATTAATAGCATTAGAAATGAATGATTATCTTTTAGCTGTAGAGCGAAAAGGCTCTACTAGAATGCTCTTAGCTAATTATGGAGAATGTTCCATGACAAGAACTGTTTTAGAAAATGCAGAAAGAGTTCTCCCTAAATTATTCGACAGAGATAGTAATATACTAGCATTTAAAGAAAATAAACTTGTATCTGACTACACCTATTATGCGCAATTAGCGAACACTCATAAAAAGTATTACTTATATTCGACTATTCTTTATGAAAAAGCACTTGAACATGATCCTTTTAATCAATTTTCACGAGAACAAATTAATAGTATTAACACAAAAATATCTATTATTGTAGATAGAATTCGATTCTATTTTCTTACCCTTATTAAGATAGTAGAAAATAAAAGAAAATGATGATAGATGGCTAGATAAAGGTACGTACACTCATTGTCTAACTTGTCGCTCAAGCCATGTAGGCTGTGCGCCGTCTGTTTGGCGCACACGCGGACAAAGCCTGATTCGCGTTCGCGCCGCAAAAAGACGCTGTGCAAACCCTACTCATATTCGACAACTTTGGTATTCATTGTAAAGAAAAGGAAACAACATGAAACAAACATTTGAAGTGCTCAATGTCTAGTCCCCAAGCGCCGCTTGGGGATTCATTCTTGCTAGCGTTGCTGGCTCTCACAACAAACCGCTTTGCTGCCAAGAGGGCATTCCAAGCAAGCACTTGAGAATGAGGTAAGCCGCATCTTTTTGCGCCGCCATCCACCTTCTTCTACTCTTCAAACCGCTCATCCCCTTGTGCATTGCTCATTGTAGATTGTCCACTGGCAATCCCATTCTCCCGCGCCCATTTCTGCTCTTCCATTCGCTCATGCCGCACATCATCAGGGTTGCGTCCTGTGCTGCGGATTTGGTTGGTTTGGCTGTCTAAGCCGTAGTCAATCATCCCTTGTCGCCCAATCATTTCTTTAGCAGGGTCTATCCACGGCATTTGTGGGGCTTTGTAGGCGGCGTGATTCAGTGTGGACAGGTCGATTTCATGGTAAGGAATACCGATTAAGCCGTACAACACAGCCACTTGCAGGGCACGACGGTAGATGGGTGACCATAGGTCATCTTCGTTGTCTTGGATACGCATATCCAATTTACGCTGCATATCCACCAG